TTCAACTTATTACAAAGGTTGCTATTTCTCAAATTCCTATAATTATCAGATAAACTTTTAATATAACAAAAGAGTAATTTTGCGTCATTAGACAACTTTGAGTCGTATATCAATTGATTTGGGATCTGGGCAAATCCTCTCTTTATTTTATCCATATTCCTTCCTTGCTAGACCTTTTTAAGCATACCCAAATTTTAATCAATCAGAACATTTAGCGAACATAAATTATTTTACACTCTAGGGTTTTTATACTTGCTAAATAATACAAAAGTTGTATAAATATTGTATGTTTAACGAATCAACAAAAGGAGAGAAGATGACAGACATAATAGATAGTAGGGATTTGGAAGAAGAATTAAATAATTCTGATACAGAAGAAGAAAGAAAGAAAGCAATCAAAGAACTAAAAAAAGAAACTGAAAATTGTGGTTGGGAGCATGGAATAACTTTTATTTCTGAAATGGAATGGGAAGATTATTGTCAAAATTTTGCTGAAGATGTAGGATATCTTGAAAGCTCAACTAATGGACATACGAACCCATTACATTATTGTATTGATTGGGAAAAATGGTCTAATGAAATGGCTATGGATTATTCTCAATCAGATTTTGAAGGGACAACTTATTATTGGAGGGAGGCATAATGAAAGAATATAAAATTTTAATTATATTTTATAATGGTGAACAAATAATTCATGGAAAATATAATAGTATCAAAAATGCTAAAAAATTTGTTGAGTGGTATAAAACTGGTGATGTAGAAAATGTTAAACAAATAAAGATAATATAAAATAAGGACAGAAAATGAAAGCTAAAGACATAGACATATATAAGATATTTAGCAAAACTTTTAAAGGTCGTAAGATGTTTGGCTTTATGGGTTTTGGTGAATTGAGTCTTATGAAAAAAGTTAAAAAGCCAATAAGACAAACAGAGGAGGTCGTTCAAGAGGATATAATAGAATTACCTCAAGACCTAGTAAATAAACTAAATAAGGAGGTAAAATGAATAAATTTACTTATGTAAAACCAACTATTTGCGTTGATGAAGTTAAATTTTGTAAAGAGGGTAAATTCTTTTATGTAAAATATAAAGATAGTGGTTTTTTTATAATGGCTAAATATAGCTTTGATGAGGTTTTATTTGGTTTAGAAAAAAAAGGATTTGATATTATAAATGCAGATGGTTCTTTATATGATATTAAATTAGGTGCTTAATAAGGAGGGATAATGCCTGAACTAAAAGAAGAACATTTTGAGGTAATAGATAAGAATAAGCAGAAAGTCTATCAAGAACAGAAAGAAATGAGAGAGGAAACTATAGAATATATAGGTTCTTGCTCAATATTTGACTTGCAAGAGGTATATAAAATAATAAAAAGGTTAAAGGATAGGAAATGAATAAATTAATCTCAAAATATAAAGTTTGGAGTCTATATTATAGATCCGAAATAGTTTGGTTCTTGGTGGGTCTAGCAATAGGAATAATTATATTTTAATGAAAGATAAGTATAAACTTACAAAAAATGATTTGCATAATCTAAAAAGGTTGATGCTTACATATATTCTTGAAGGGTCTGAAGCCAAGAATGGAGTTTATTATAATAAATATAGAAATTGGAAAGGAAAGGGTCAATTATGCTTGAAACAATTATTGCAATAGAGATAGCTCTATTGATATTTTATTTTACAACAAACTAATGCTTAAAGTTTTAGATTTATTTAGTGGTATTGGTGGATTTTCATTGGGTTTAGAATCTACTGGACATTTTGAAACTATTGCTTTTTGTGAAAAGGATAAGTTTTGTCAAAAAGTATTGCAAAAAAATTTTAAAAATATACCAATTGAAGGAGAAATTAGAAATGTCAAAGGAGAAAAATACAAAGCAGATGTCGTTACTGGGGGATTCCCATGTCAACCATTCTCAATTGCCGGTAAAAGAAAAGGAACAGATGACGATAGATACCTCTGGGATGAAACTATTAGAGTCGTCAGAGAGTGTAAACCAAAATGGTTCATTGGCGAAAATGTTGAAGGCATTATTAACATCCAAGAAGGCATGGTACTCCGACAGGTGCAAACTGACTTGGAAAAAGAAGGTTTCGAAGTCCAATGTCTTATTATACCAGCTTCAGGCATCGGTGCTTGGCATCAAAGAAAAAGAGTTTGGATTATCGGATGCAATGTATCCAACTCCGACAAGTCAAGATCATTCAAGGAATACAGTACCTCCTTCAATCGGCAAAACAAGGGGGATGGATTTATCAATGAGAGTGGTAGCAGATCAAATGAGAATGTATCCAACACCGACAGTAGGATGCGAAGAAGGGGGAGAACAATCGGAGAGAGTGGAACAAACCAAGTCTGGGGGTTTCATATTAAGAAAGAAAAACAATCCGAACAAAACTTTCGGAGCAAAGTTATCGGATGCGATGATTTATTTAGAGAAGATGTATCCGACTCCAATGGCAAGAGATCACAAGGATATAAATTTCAACAACACCTGGAAACTAGGAAACAAAGCTCAACCAACGATGGCAAGGAAAGTTTTAAAAGCAACAAACCTGGTGGCAAACTCAATCCAAACTTTGTGGAGTTCCTAATGGGGTATCCTATGAATTGGACAAAGATAGAGCCAACAGAGTCAAAGCACTTGGAAACTCAATCGTACCCCAAATTGCAAGAGAACTTGGAAAAGCAATCATTGAAGCAGAAAATGTATCGAACACCAACCTCAATGGACATAAATGAAGATAGTATGATTTATGCTGCTAAAATTTTAAAAGGAAAAGTAAATAGAAATAGTAATCAAAGAGTTCAAATAACTTTATCTACAGATGTTGCTATGGAATATTTAAAAAATAATCCAGAATTGATAGACCAATTTGATAAACCTTTTATGTATAGACCTAATCTACCAGATAAATTTGAATTTATTGAATATCTTAAATCACAAATTACAATTAAAGAATTAGTTAATAATACAGATATTCCCAAAACTAAAATTGAACATTGGTTTAGAAAAGATAATTGTTTTTCTTATCCAACTATTGATGATTGGAATAAAATAAAACCTTTATTAAAACAAATAAAATTTGATGAAGAATTAACTCATGAAGTAGAAAAAGATTGGAAAGAAATTGAGTGAATATATATGGCGATTATCGTATTTGCTGCAAGTGTAAAATGAAAGCAGATGTTGTTGAAAGAGGTAAACATCTATGTGCAGAGTGTTGGTTCAAATATTTTTCTGGCGAAACATTAGAGCAATACGAAAAAAGAATAAAACAATTAGATGATTTAAGAAAAGACAAAAAATGAAATATTTAATAATTTTTATATTAGTTTGTAGTTGCAGCTTAAAAGATTATGACCTTAACCCAACAACAACAGTATTTAATCAATTAATGAAAGGTATAAATGGTAAAAGTAAACCTAGATCCGAATGATGTAGAATTAGCTTATACAATAGCTCAAAAGAGATTTATTGGTAATTTAAGAATGAATAAGGGGTTTAGCTATGGATATGATAAGAACCTTAAAAATCAGCTCTACGATGGCTTTCTGGGGGCATTAGGAGAGGTTTCTTGGGCAAAATGGACTAACTCCTACCATAATGCGTCTTATACCGATAATTTGCAAAGATATGAGGATTCTGACTTTCAAGACAATATAGAAATAAGAACACAAAATAAAAAATCTTATAATTTTTTACTAATTAGACCTGGTGAAAAGAAAGGTAAGTATATTCTAATAATTAAAAATGATGATAAGGATTTTAATTTTAATATTGTAGGTTCATTTATTTATAATGATAATTTACCACCTGAAAAACTATCTAATTTTGGTTATGACCATAGACCTGCTGCTTATAAAATTGAACTTAATGAACTAACACCTATGGAGGACAATGAAAGACAAGATAAATTTTAAAATTTTTAAACCTTTTGGCTCATCAATGGCAAGAGCTGAACTACCTTTAGAATTATTAAAAGATTTTAAAGA